GTGTTAAGGGGTGCTCAAAAAAAGAGCCACCTTTGCTCAAATTGCAGAATTCACACAGCAATCTCAAATTCCATTCATCGTCTGATCCATTGAGTCTCTTTGGAATTATATGATCAACGTGCATTCGTCCATCAGTCTGTCCACACTTCTGACAGCATTGATCTCTGGCAATGATGCGTTCGCGGATGCGTCTCCATCCTTTAGTCGATCCGTTCTTCCAAGCTCTGCTCATTAGTAATTCCCGTTCTTCTGCCAGTACGTCCAAGCTGCACACGCAGTCCCATGACGGTGCTGAATATATTTCCACCCGTATCTCACCTGAGAGAATCCATCAAGATGTTGAATGAGTTTGTTCTTCAATTGTGGAATGCCGTAAGCTCCACCGCTTTTGTTATGTGCAGCTGGATTCCAGTTACTCTCACGATTCCAGAGAAGCTCTAGACAACGGTACTCACGAGAATCAATGATCAATGAATGTGCATAGAGTTTGAAGTAATCACTATCTTTTGACTCAACTGCCTGTGCTGGATACGGGAGTAGCAAAGCTACACATAGAAGTCCCGTTAGCAGTGCTCTCCGCGAGCCATCCGGTGCACCGGCTCTCGTCGAGAAGTCGCAGCGTACTCGCCTTGTCAAGTACGTCAAGCATGTGGATAAGTCAGACGTGTATCGGCGTGTCATCGGACTTCTCCTAATCCACTGTTGCAAAGTGCTGCCGCATTATCTTCTCCAGCCGCTATTAACCAGCATCGAGTCGGAAGCGCACCTTTTGCTTCAACCATGTCAAATTTCACAAATTTCATGGGCGGTAAGCAGAGAAATTGCAAATTCTTGTCGTTCCACGCATCCATGAACCATTTACCGGTGGAAGTTGGAACGAGTGCAATTCCATTGTTATTTGAGCGAAACTTCTGCATCCACGGAGTCGGATCGCTATAAGGCGGATTCATCCACACTTTTGCCCCCCCCCAGTGCTGCTGTAAGCCGTCATCAAGGAGTGTGAAGTATTGAACTGTCGGAAGCCACGGAATGCCGCCTACTGGAGAGCTGACGTCTAAATCAAAAACCAATCCCAAAGCTTCAAAAATCCATTTTGGGGTGTACCAGTCATCGCTCGTTACCGGTAAATCTGCTCCGTCTAGCGTCAAGTCTAGAAAGTCATTCATTGCTTAGACCAGACACGCTTCATGGGAATCATGCAGCTCTCGCAATATGGGACACGGCTCAATGAGTCTTCAATGGATCGCGTGATCTCAATGTGCTCCATGCACGCTTCACACTGGAATTCGTATCTAGCCATTATCGGCGTCCGTATGTAGCTCTAGCCATGCTTTTGGCACGTCAGCTGATTCGAGCATCACAACGCCTAGCACTGAGCAGACCGTGCATTCGAGCACTGCCACATTAGGCGGCAGATTATTGGTCACAATACGTTCGTGATGAACCGTGATTTTCTTACACATTCGACATAAGACGGATGGCTGACGCAAAGCTGCTCCTTTCCAAAGTTTCGATGGGTTGAAGATTGATTTGACTGACAATCCATTTGTCTTGCGTGGAGTGTCTGTATTTGTCTCGCTTAGCGATGCTTACCGGTATCCATCCCACAATCGTAAAAAGTGGAGTGCGTCCAGCGACTAAGACAGCTACATCATCTTCACGATCAGAATGACCAATCCAGAGATTTCCGGCTGGATGGCGTGACCACTTGACTTCAATGGCTTCTCCGACGTCTGCACGTTCTTTGCTCTCTGATTGATCCGGTTGATAGGGGAGTCCGTAATAATTAGCGACCGCCCATTCAGCTGCGTATGCTTCGGCAGTTTGAGCAACAAAATCCATGAACGTCATGTCACGTTCAACACGAGATTTGTGATTTGGTTCAAAACCACGTCGCTTGATTTTGGTCATTGCAGCTTCAATGCAAGCCCATTCTTGCTCGCGTGTGATGCGTGTAATCATTTGTAACATCCGGAGCAAAGCCATCGAAGAGTCTGTCCATCGACGCTCTCTTTGAGTAGCGCGCTTTTCGGAATGCCACGTCCGCAGCCATCGCAGTAATCCCATGTTCCAATTGGGAACGCTTCGACGTAACCCATCAGACCCACCGGCCATCGGCTGAGAGCTTAAGCCATTCGGCTTTGCATTGATTAGCTTTGTTCTTTTCGGAGCAGACCCATCCGGCGTATTTGCCGCGAGCTGATTCTCCTTCTTTCCAAATGCGATGCCCGTGCGAACATAACGGAGCTTCATCCGGTACTGATCCGGCAACAATTTGATTGACGGTTGAGTCCAGAGCTGAGCCGAATGACCAGAGATCACGTGATTCAGTCGCATTCACTTCGGCAGCTGGAACGACGCTCAGATTGACTCGTCGCATCTCTTCAAAGCTTGGACGCGCTATTCCATCTGAAAACTTGGACAATCCGCCTGTGTGCAACGATCTACCGATGGAGCTGGTCGAAGCATTTTCAAGCGGAAAGCGATTTGCCGAAGTACGTACTTCTTCGGCGAAATCTGTTGCAAATGGGATGAGATCATTGATGTCTCTGTATAAGTCGGATTTGACGATGTATCTCTGTCCGTCTTGATACACGATCTCAACGCTGATTCTTCCAGCCGGATACAAAATCCAGAATTTTTCAAGTCTTTCGGCAACACTCTCGTATCCTTCCAGTTGGTTAGGCATCTGTGCGATTCCTTCGTGTGACGTCTAAACCGCGTTTGAAGCCTCGTCGTGAGCCTTGTAAATCGCCTTTGACGTAGCCTTGCCTTGCACCCACCAGAGTTCCCACAATAAAACTAACTGCACTGACTAGCAATGCGATTTGCAATGTATCCATTTGAAGCTCCCGATTCTGGGATGGCAAAATGCGCTCCCAGACATAGGATGAGCCATCCCACTGACAATTTCAAGATTCACGCCTATATTTCGGCGTGTCTTACGGATGATCCTTAAAGTGATCAATCAACAGCTGCCGGATTTCGCGAACGTCATCTCGTAATCCTTCGGCGAAACCATTACTGATTGGTCGAGAATTGCGCTCGCCTTTGACAGCGTAAAGAGCTGCAATGGCTGAGATGGTCGATGCTGCGATGAGTCCGACAGCCGTGATCGCTTCGCTCATTTGTTGCCGAATGCCTTATCTTTCGGATTAGCCCATCGAGCCAATACCGGCACAATGCCAGCGACTAGACCCAGTGCCAAGTCTTTCGGATTTGTGTTTCCACTCATATAGACGGCAAGTGCTCCGGCTACTGACGAACGCAGCCATGATGCTGCGATTGCTTTAGCTTGATTCATGTGTGTCTCCTAGCTTCAAGCTCCCGATGAGCGCAACGACTTTCGCTTCACTCAAATCAATTTCAAAGTGCATTTCATCTGCACGTGATTTGTAATCTCCACCCCATCGAAGACCATATTTCTTTGCCAGTGCTCGGATCATTGGCACTTTCTCATTGGGAAATGTTCCGACTTTACCGAGTGGATGTTTAGACGCATTGAGATCAATTGCAGTTCCGGATGAATGATTGCTCAGATTATTGAGTGATCCACGAACCATCCGGAAGCAGTAACCCCAGTCATCCAGTGAGCCTTCATCGATTGGCTCAATGAGTGCGTGAAACTCTTCGGCAAATCCAACCAATAGGGGAGCGCATTTCTCAGCGCACCGCAGCTTGATTTTCGTGCCTTTGAGTGGATAAGACTTCACGCCGATTTCATTGGCATCAGCGGAAGCCTTCCAGCCGTTTGATGAAGTTTGAGTCATCCGAGAAGCAATTTCGCTTGCTCTTCGGTGATTCCCAATTGTGCCAGAAGTGCTGCTTTATCCGCTGCCTTTTGGACTTCGGCTGTTTGAATTAAAGCATTGTTTTCTTGATCTGCTTGCCATTGTGTAAATTCCACATCATTCATTTCACGATCAATCACTTCATCTGTTTCCATGTTGTGAATTCTTACCATTGGACGTGTTGTTAATTTTGTCATGTTAGTTCACTCCGTAAATGTAGGCAGTACCGTTAAGCGTTGCAGTACCAGCGACAGAAGTAATAACAATGCTGGTTATTGCGCTAGTCGCAAGAGAAGCACCTGCAAAGTTCTGTGCCAAGTAGTTTTGGCTTCTGTCGGATTGACCGTAAAATTGCACAGGCTTCAAAGTAGTCTGTGTATAATTGTTTATTATTATTGCAAAGTTTCCATCTGTTGAAGTGCTGGCTGTTCCACTAGCGTTGGATGCTTTAATATCTGTTGAAGTCACGGCAGTTGCAGTGGCAGTTCCAGCGACACCAGACATTTGACAATTTCCAGATTGGTTATTTGGTTTGCATAGAAATGACAAACTTGTACTTCCGTAATAGTTATTTACCAATATGTATAAATTCTTGTAACTCTGTGAAATACTTGAAATCGTTGTGCTTGTTCCGCTCAGTGTTGTAGTGCTAAGAAGAGTTAGTGAACCAGTCGAAATCGTTCCCCATGAATTTGTTGTTCCATTTGTCGTTAAGTATTGCCCGTTTGTTCCAGTGCCAAGTCTGGCAAATGTTCCTGATCCAGTTGCCTGAATCAAGTCTCCAGATGTTGTCATTGCTGTTGCCATTGAGTTTGTGATTGTTACATCGCCGGATGTTCCACCGCCTGAGATACCAGTGCCAGCATTGACGGCTGTGATGTCTCCGACTTGCGGAGTCACCCATGTGAACGCCATGTTTGTGCCAGATGTCTTTGACAAGACTTGACCAGTCGTGCCACCGAGTAAATACTGCAAAGATGTATCAACTGCTTGACCGAATGTATTGAAATCCGCTGGGAGATTGGTAACGAGACTCGTCGCCGTCGGCATCACCCACCCGAAATTTGCTGTTGGATTGCTCATCTTTTCTCCTTAACTTACTATCGTCGCGTTCGCCCAGTCGAGCGTCGGATTGGTTGTGCTCCACATTTCTGTCACTGGAACGCTCTGCCAATTCATAGCTTGCAAGCTGTATGAAATAGGAGAGAGATTCATCGTGACTGAAATTTCGTTGTATGCAGCTTGGAACGTCCAGCCTTCAACAAAGCCTAGAAAATTACCGCTGACCATATTCAGCGGCAAATCACTAATTGATAGCGGCATTCCCATAAATACGCCGATGAGATTATTGCGATCCGAATTGTCAATCTCTGGATTCGTCAGCTGGTATGTGATGTTAGTGAATGCAGCTTGCGGATAAGCTCGCAGTGAGAGATAGAAATCCGCTTGCGTCTGTGCGTCAGCTGCATTGTAAAGAGTGGTCGTGATGATTTGTCCGAGTTCGCCATAAATACCAATTGAATCGGTATCAATGGCAGACTTCTCACTTGATGACGTTGCGTCGTATTTCAGAGTAATCGAATTACGCACATCTCCAGCACGTGTCTTGATTGCTAGTCCAGCACCTTGCGCATTATTAGCAGAAAGTTCGACATAACCATTTGCTGCAAGATACTGAGATCGATGAGTGCTGTCTGCGTAAGAAATCTGACCAGATGCGTTTTCATAAATGTAACCGAGACCAGATGTTGCAAGTGCGCTAACCAGTGAATACGAATCAGTTCGGAGTGATGCTCTAGCTGCCAGCGTGTAATCGCCTGGGCGATCTATTGTTCCAAGTCCAGTGTTAAAAGCATTTGACCAAGTCAAAGTCGGATCAACGCTCTGCCATTGCAATGCCGCTGGCATTTTGTTCCATGATTGAAAAAGAATCTCATGGAGTACGTCATAAATCTGATCTCCATCGTTTTCTTGAACCAAGACACCATTGGTCAGAATCTTAGGCAATCGCGCCAGAGCACCGAGAGCAATGAGAGTGATGCGCTGTGTGTAACCAACGCCGCCGATTTCTGCCACTTCAATTCCAAGATCAGTGATTGTGCCACCGAATATCGGCACATAAACCGACGACGAATTCATCAGTTCAACCGAGATTGAATCATTGATGGCGATTGTGATAGCAGTTTGATTGAGATTGATAAGAGTCAAATTGCAATATCCGGCAGCTGCTTGCTCATAAATGTTTGTCCGACCAGAAGTGATTGACATTGATGCCAACACTGAGTCAGTGATTGAAACACCGTTGAGTTCAACATTCCAGACCGGATTGAATTGAGTCACTTGTCGAACGCTCCGACCAGTGCTCCAGCTCCGAGAGTTCCGCGATAGAAGGAGTCATTCAAAGTGTTCACGACTGTGCGCGCTGTGCCTTCTGAATCGATTGCACCATTGACGGTGATATTGATCATCGTCGCAGCTTCTCCGGCGCGGAATTGTCCGGCATTGAAAGTCGGTGCATTTGCTGTTGCGTTGAGTGCATCTGCTTGCTTTGAAAGAACATCAAATTGCTTGACAAGTGCATCAAGCTGCTTTTGACCGGCTGCCTTGCTGATTCCATTTGTATCGACTAAGAATTGGAGATCGGCAATGTTATTTGAAACCGCAGTGAGTTGATTGACAAGTTCGGTGAGATTCTTTGCTCCAACTATTTCGCTAAGTGCTCCGCCCGTACCACCGCCGCCACCGCCGCCACCGCCGCCAGTTCCACCACCGCCACCGGCAGATGATCCACCGATAAATGTTCCAGTGCTCATCTGATAATTACCCAGAGCACCCGTTAAAGTTGATCCACCACCGGAAGAGTTTGAATCTCCTTTTGCCAAGTTGAGTAGATTGGCTGTGGTCAATCCAAGCGCAGCAAGCGCAGCTGCTCCAAGCAATAAATTCGCTCCACCCGTTGCAAATGCTTCGGCAACGGCAGCGGCAAATGCGCTAGTTCGAAGCGCAACCATGACTGCAATGATTCCTTGAACCGCTTGCACAAATGCAAAGATTTTGGAAGTGACCCACATTGCTGCAATTATTTCTGCAACTATTTTGAGTTCATCTTTGAGATCAATAACTGTCTTGATCAATGACCGAACTTTGCCACCCCATTCATATGCGGCTGTTCCGGACTTATCGATTCCATCCACAATCCCATTTTCGCCGGTAAGAGCCGCAATGAATAGATTCATATTCGGAACGGCTGTCTGAATTATGTAATCGGCTAACTTCTGAACCAGTGGAAGAAGAGCTGCGCCAATTGCTTCCTTGGCTTCTTGCGTTGCAATTGAAATTTGACGGAATTTGAATTCAGCTGTTGTCGCTTGATTTGCAATAAAGCCGTCATAAGTAGCACTAAGAGATTTGACTGCTTCTTCATGTGACATTGTTTTGAGATCGGCTGCACTCAGAGTCGTTCCCAATTTTGCAAGTGCTGTGTTATTTCCATCAAAACTCTTTGAGAGTGCATTGGCAACCGTTTCAAGTGGCTTTCCCGTTGCTGCACTGATTTCTTGCGCAAGCGATAAAAGTTCCTGAGCCTTAGTCAAATCTCCAGTTGCAGTCGCTAGGCGAGACAAGGCTGGACGAATTTGATCATCAGTGGTCGCAGTCGCAATGGATTGTGCCGTGACGTATTTATCGATTCCGGCTATTTGATCAGCTGTTGCGCCAGTCGTTGCTCTGAGAGTTTCCTGAAGTTTTCTTTGACCAGTTTCATCTTCTGCGGCTGCTTTAACTGATGCGATAGCGAACGCGCCAATGGCTGCTCCGGCGGCAGCAAAAGCAATTGCAGCTTTCCTTCCGAAATCACCCATCTTCTCGCCAAAAGATTCGACGTCATTTGATCCGGATTTCAGATTTTTTGTTAGATTCTCAACATCGGCAAGAATGGAGAGTTTGAGCGTTCTTGAACCAGTTGCAGCCATTACCACTCCTTCACAATCTTAGAAAATGCTTCTTCCCATTTCTTCAAGATTTCTGGCTGTAATCTGCGGAGCGTTGGATAGATAAACCATCCTTTTGATCCACGTCCTTCACGACCAGACCAGATTGGAAATTGACGGAATTTATTTGATCCGAATTCAGTACCACCCCAGAGCTGTTGAGTTGTAGCACCGCCGCTAAATTTCTGACGAGCAAAGCCGTATGAAATTTCTCCGACTTTTGAAGATTTAGATACAACCGATCCCAGTGAGATTCGTGATGCAACTGCTCCACGCGCTTCGGCTGCAACGTTCACATTCTTTTGAACAAATGTCGCAAGCGCGCTTGATTCCTGTTTAGCTGCATCAATAGCAGTTTCATCCATAGCTTTGAAAGCTTTGACAATGGAACGAAGTTCTTGCTTATCGTATGCAATGACTTCACTTTCCATTTTGCTTCTCCAATAACTCAATGACGGTTAAAATGTCTTCAGCTGTGACGAATTCGCTGATTGGCTGATTGCTCCAGAGAGCCACCTGCCAAAGCGTTCGACTTATGCTTCCGACTGGATGGCTTTTGGGTCGATCGTGTCACCGACCGAAACCCCTGCCACCGTTTCACACCACACTTCAAATGGCTTGACTGCTTTGCCGGCAGCTTCGCGCTTCATTGCGTGATACGACAAGAAGAGAAGATCAGAGATTCCAATCTTTTCTTGCGCTTGCGAAATAATGAATCCAGTTTCCTGCTCCCACTTTCGCCACTCCGGTGGCTGCGCTATATGTGTCGCAGTCTCACCATTCATGTATTCGATGTTTAGTTGTAGTTTCATGCTCCCGATCTCCTTTTATTAGCTGAATGTTCCGACGGGTGTCGTTACACATGTGAATGAAAGTGAAACTGTCTGCGCATCCGGAGCTGTGCCGCCGGCTGATGGAAGAATTGGCTGAACATCAAATGCAAAGACTGCGCCTGAGTCAGCTGTAAGAGATACCGGAAGAGCTGTGTTTGGAGCTGATGTTGCAGCTGTCCACAAGGCTTCACAAAGTGAATTTGCTGCTCCCCAATCGGCAAGCATCTCCACTGCAAAAGTGCCTTGTGTATCTGTTGTGTAATACGCCTTACCATCGAGCGTCTGATAAGTGTTGATTGTTGAATCAACTGTCAAAGTCGCTGATGTTGCTTGCGCGTCAAAGTTGTCTGAATCGATCGTGAAAGTTATGTCGCGACCGGTGATGATTGCTGTTGCCACTGTGTCTCCTTAGTTTGTTTGCGTGTAATAAGTGGAGACTGATACGTCTGCTGTTAGCAGATTGCTCGCTCCGACCGAAGTGATGACCGGACGTTGAACGTCTCCGACGACGTACCCCGATGGCATAGCACCGAGAATGCTGATCATGAGCTGCTCCAGATTGTCCAGAGCTGCCGCGTTGTTGTTATATGCGACGGCTGCCGTCACATCGAAATTGATTTTGACTTGAATTGCGCTACCGAGCAGAGTCGGCTCTAAATACGGTGATGATGGGACAATCACGCAAGCTGGCGGAATGACTGTCTCCGGAACGGAGCTATACACGGAAGCTGCAACGCCGCTGAGAGCTGTCGCAAGTGTCGCGCGAACATCGGCTGCAATTGTGCTCATGTTGCAATCGTTTCCACGTCGATGAATGGAGAGATCAATCCGATGACCCGATTGAGTAAGCTGCGTCCCATTCTGAACGGCGTCGGAGCAAAGTCCACGCCTTCAATCTGTCCGCCGGCAGCTGTGATGCTTTGAAAAATTTCATTTGATACGACAAGAAGTGCAGACTTAATCGGTGCGACTCCTTGATAAAGCTCTGCCGCTGTGCCGCCGTCTAAATACGCGCGACCAGCTGGAATGATAGGAGTGAGAATCTTGTCTGGCTCATCTTCAATTAGAGCTGTGAATATGTAAGTGCTGACTGAATGTCCGGTGACTGTATAACCGCCATCGATTCCCATTCCGCATCCTTCGATGGTAATTCCTTGACCCACGACGAACATGCTCGGACGGATTGTCGTGCAATGTAAGACGCCATCTTGAATGCGGACGGAAGCGACGGATGACTGATACTGAGTCAGCAGTGGCAAGATCACGCCTTCAGCAGAGTCAATTATTTGTTCCAAGTAAGGATCGTCATAAAGAGAATCAGAGACGCCAAGCACCTGACGCAGTTCTTCAACTGTGATGATATTCGGCATCTCTGATCCTTTCGTTCTGCTCGATCACGTTCGGGAGCGACCGTGACCGATGATTGATTGTGACTAGTCTGCGAACGCGTATGCGCCAGCTGCAATCTTTGTTG